AGAACGGAAGCAGACAGTCTACAAGGAGAGGGGGTTAGTAGTTATATGATTACCCGATTGAGACAGATATTCAAGCCCCGTGAGAAGCGAACCCTGGCCCAGGGAGACCCTGAGAAGCGGGCCCTAACGCTAAAAGATGATGAAGGATGGCAGGATCTGTTAGGCATATCGACCAGAGCCGGCGTGACTGTGACGCGAGAAACAGCCCTGGGCGTGCCTGCTGCACTTCGAGCGGTGACGTTATTGTCTGGAGCCGTGGCAAGTCTACCGCTAAAGGTATACCGAAGAACCCCGGAAGGCCGGGAACTTGCTGAGAACAGCGAGATATACAGACTATTGCACAAAGCGCCGAACCCGATGCAGACGCCGTTCACTTTCAAGGAACTTGTGATGAATCACCTGCTTCTGAACGGCAACTTCTATGCTTATATCGACAGAACACGTGCCGGCCTGTCGTTGTGGCCTATCGACCCGCAAAGGGTTGTAGTTGAACAGGACCAAGAAACAGGCGTCATTACCTATAAGGTGCATACGGCGAAAGGCGTGCAGGAGTTACAGCCCTGGAGTGTCCTCCATGTGTTAGGCATAACCCTTGACGGCATTCGAGGCATATCCCCGGTGACACTTACCAGGGAAAGCCTGGGCGGGGCTATAGCGGAACTTCGGCATGGGCAGAGCTTCTTCAAGAACTCTGCGAACCTGTCAGGAGTCTTGCAGCACCCGGGACACTTAGGAAAAGAAGCAGCAGAGAACTTGCGAGACTCTTGGCGGGAGAAGTATACCGGACCCGATAATGTCGGCAGAGTAGCGATTCTAGAGGAAGGAATGACATTCCAGGCCACTTCTCTATCAAACAAAGATAGCCAGTGGCTTGAATCTCGGCAGGTGACAGTCTTAGACATAAGCCGGATCTTTGGGGTCCCGCCTGCACTATTAGGACACCTGGAGAAGGCTTCCTATAGCAGCCAAGAAGCGCAGAACCTGGAATTCCTGACCCATAGCCTAAGGCCGTGGCTGACACGTATTGAGCAAGCCTTTGAGCGGTCCCTCATAACAGATGAGAACCTATACTGTGAGTTTACTACCGGTGACCTGTTGAGAACGGATCAGAAGAGCCGTTATGAGGCATACCGCGTAGGACTCTCAGCCGGCTTCCTGAGCGTGAACGAAGTTAGAAGGCTTGAGAACTTGCCGGAAGTTGAGGGCGGTGACGAGTTATTCCGGCCATTGAACATGGCGCTACTCAGCGAAGTGGCAAAGGAGAGTGAGACAACGAATGAATGAGCGTGAAATTAGGTCCTTGCCGGTAACCCTAGAGGCCCGGGCAGAGGAGAACGGCATGAGGACCGTAGCGGGCCACGTTCCCTACGGCGTGGAGTCTGAGGTCTTAAGGGACATATGGGGTGATGAATTCGTTGAGGAGTTGGCCCCTGGCTGCTTTGACGAGTCCCTGAAGGCCCGGGACGTGGTTGCCTTGTGGTCCCACGACACAAGCCAGGTGCTAGGCGGGACAAAGAACAGAACCCTGAGGCTTGTGTCAAACGAAGAGCGCTTAGGCTTTGACCTTGATCTGCCTGACACCCAAACGGGCCGGGACGCCTGGGAGTCAATAAGACGCGGTGACGTGGACGGTGTGAGTTTCGGAATGGTGGTCAAGCGTGACAAGTGGAGCAACAATGATGGGATATACAAGCGGACAATCTTAGAGGCTGAACTCTGGGAAATCAGCCCGGCGGTGTTCGCTGCATACCCAGCGAGCGCGGTAACGTGTAGATCGTTGGAGGCTTACAAGAAAACTGCTCAGGAGGTTATTGACATGTCAGATAAGGAGAACAGAGCTATCGAGCCTGAACAGAATAAAACTGAGGAGGTTACCCATATGGAAGAGAAAGAAACCCGGACAGTGCCGACAGTTGCTATTACAACTGATAGCAAAGTGGAAGAGCGTGCAAGGTTCAATCATTTCCTGAGGACCGGTGAACTTCGAGAATCGCCGGCTGCGACCCCGCTAATGGTATCCAGCGAGACAAAGGGCGCTGCTTTGGCCCCGGTGGACTTTGCAAAGGAGATCATTGACGGCCTGGCTGATGTTGCTGTCATGCGACAGATAGCGCGTGTCTTACCGCCTATCAGTGGGAAGAGTGTAGCCTATCCCCGCAGGACTGGAGGAACCGGCGCTGCAATGGTTCTTGAGGGCGCGCCTATTACGCCTTACGATTTGACCTTTGACCAGGTGACAATAACGCCTAAAAAAGCAGCAGCCCTTGTAGAGGTCTCTAACGAACTTCTACAGGATGCGGGCGTGGACATTGCCGGTTATCTGGCACAGCATTTCATTGATGAAATCGGCGAACTGCTTGAAGATCAGTATTGGAATGGTGACGGTGTTGACGCGAACCTGTTGGGCGCCCTTACCGCTGTAGACGAACTGGATCAGCCCATAATTGAGCGCATACCGACCACAGGCGCCACTATTGACGTAGAAGACATTTTAGCGCTATGGGCTGCACTGCCTGCGAAATACCGCAGAAATGCCGTCTTCGTATGCAATAGCGCTATGGAAGCCGTCTTGCGGAAGATGAAAGACGAGACCGGTCAATATCTGATGGTGCAGGACCTGGCTACCGGACTGGGCAATACTCTCCTGGGTAGACCCCTTTACCTGGCTGAAGGATTCCCCGGAACCCTGGAAGCCGGCACTGACGTCCTGATGGTGGGAGACTTCCAGCGCGGAATCTACATCGGAGACAAGATCGGCATTGACATCCAGCGGAATGACGCTATTGGATTCTATAAAGACATTACAGCATTCAGGGCGATATTCAGAACTGACATACAGCTTGCCTGGCCTGATGCGCTGAGAGTGCTTCAGGTCAAGGTAGCTTAAGAGAGTATCTCCGGGGGTTTCTTCACGGCCCCCGGTGATATAGAGAACATCGGCCAAGGGGCTGGCTCTCCCTTCGCTGATGTTCATTTCCTCCTTCAAGGCAAAGGGCCGGCGGTTTCGGAAGGCTAATCACCTAACCCGACACGACAGCCGGCCCGCTGCTATAACCCCGGAAAAGCGCCCTCTTAAAACGCATTTTAAGCGCCGATTAGCAGGCGTTGAATGGTATAGCATGGGCAGTAACCCTCACTTTGAGGGGGGACTGTGCGTTTCACATACCCCTTGGTTCAGTTGTAGTCAGACCGGTTACACCTCAAGGGAGAGATGGTGATGAGTTGGAGAAGCCGTGAGATTCGCCGGGCCAGTATTCGATTGATAGAAGCTGAAATTCGAGCATACCCCGAAACCCTCCAGAGCCTCAAAGAAATAGAGCAAGAGATCGCCGGACTTCATTCCCCAGGCGCTTACATCGGCCTGGCTAAGACTACCGGCCACAGTGACCCTACCGCTAAGAAAGCCCTCAAGATGATAGAATCCCCCAAAGCGTGTGAGCTTCGCCGGCGCATAGGCGCGATCAGGCGCATGATTCGCATATTCGAGGCTCACCCGGACCCTGGCCGATATGAGCTAATCGAACTGACCTATTGGTCTAATGGCCGTTATGACATTGAAGGCGTCTGTCGAAAGCTAAGTATCAGCCGAAGCACATATAACCGCTGGAAGCGTGAGGCCCTGGGGATAGTGGCTGAGCGGTTAGGATGGGATATTTGATGAAACGCCTAGAAAACTATTGACGCCTACTTGTGACTATGTTAAACTACTGGTAACAGTTAGTAGATATGGAAAGGAATGATGGTGGATGGTAGAGAAAGCCTTGACGCCGGAACAAGCTGCTGAGAGGCTGCAAGTATCAGTGTTTACCGTTCAAGAGTGGTTGCGTGAAGGAAGGCTGAAGGGCTTTAAGGCCGGCAGACTATGGCGAATTAGGGAAGCCGATCTTGACGAGTTTATTCAGAGTGGAGGGAAACCGAAGGAGGAGGAAGGGTAATGTCAAATGAAAAGGTACCGCGTCCAGAGAAGGTAGAAAAGCGTTTAATAGAAATTGACGAATTGAAAATGGACCCGAAGCTATCCTTTAGCTATGCCGACCAAAGAGAGGGAGTGTTTGTTCATAGCTTCATATGCAGTAACTGCGGGCTGCATTTTAATGTCTTTTCGTGGATGGAAAATAGGCATACCGTTGAAACTGTTCACTGTCCTGAATGTGGGAAGAGGGGAGCATTTAGGCATTGGAAGCGCGTTTTATCCGAAAACCCAGAATTCGGCATATCTGAACAGGAGATCTATCGTCATGTGCCTTTTCCCGGCAGTCAATATATGAATGACTCAAAGGCATAAAAGGAGGAGGCAAAGTAATGCAATTCGATTATAGGCTGCTGAAGAGAAGGATCAGAAAGGTATTCGGCACTGAAGATAGGTTTGCTGAAGCAATGGGCCAGAAACCGGCTTCAATCACTCTGAAACTACATAACTACTCTGAATGGACTCAGAGACAAATGAATCAAGCGGTAGAACTGTTGGGTATTGTGGACAATGAAATAACAGGATATTTCTTTACTGAAGAAACGAAGCCGACTAGGAGTTCTCTTGTGATGTAAAGTAAAGGGCGTGACACAACCAGCACACCCTTAAGGAGTAGGCAGACACCCTACCCCTTTTGACTGTTGCTGCTTCCTGCAAAGGATCTTACTTCGAGTAAGGTCCTTTTGCTTTTAGATGGGCGTCCAAGTTATGGACAACCTTGGTGAACTCACTGGCCGGCCTCAAGACTTTTGCAGTACTTTTGCAGTACTTTCCCAGTCTTATGACAATATTTACCTTAATGGCGCTGCCCCAAACCCTTGTTAAACAGTGGTGCGAGAGGAGGGAGTCGAACCCTCACGGGGATTGCCCACTAGATCCTAAGTCTAGCGCGTCTGCCATTCCGCCACTCTCGCACTTGGTTGCCAAGCACATTCGGCGCTTCAGGGAAATAACTCTCTATTGCCTGTTATAGCCTGCAACAAGCGTCAAAAGACAAAGTAATTTTACGTAAAAAATCAATTACAACGCCGGCGAGGTTGCTAACTCTTCTCTCCTTCCTGACGCTTTTCTCGATCAGCCGGCCTCTGTGGTCGAAAATGAACCACCGTAACGCGCTTTGGTGGCAGCTTTTCGACCACAGTTTTGAGCGTAAGCTCTAAAATGGTAGAGTCTCGCCCACCAAGAGGCCTAAAGGTGGAAGGTTTTCTACCATGATCAGGCGTTAAGGTGGTAGGATATCGACCACCACGACTCCCATAATCTTACAAATCATGGTTTGGTGGTTGAAATCGATCCACCTTTTTCAAAAAGGTGGGCGAAAAACTGCCACATTTTCCAAAAAAGTGGTAGAGAATCTACCACCTGAGCCCCAAAAAGGTCCCAAAATCCGCTTGAAGCCTGAAAATGTGGTCGATTCTCTACCACCTGAGGCGGTTT